GAGGCATTATCTGGCTTCCAGGACCTTATGGAAGACTGGTCTGGCGCGTACCCCGAATCAGGTGAGCCAACAATGCCGGAGAGATTGCGACACTATGTGCGAAGATCGATGGAACGTAGAGAAGGTATAACTTCGGGGGATCGTTGGACATCTGTGCCTGGAGCTGAAAAAGCAGCACGAGCTGAAGAGGCTGCAAGAAGGGCAGCCGATGTTGCTGAAGCCACACCCATGAAGAGAATACAGGGTGCTAATATATTAAGTGATCTGTGGAATGCAGGAACCGGTGGTCGATCACTCATCTTTGGTGCTGTCGCCATTGGGGTTATGGGGGCTGCACGCGCAGTTGGCAAGCGTGACACCACTATAAATGATATGCAGGGCCCTGCTTTCATGCCTGGTGGAAATCCTTATGTTGATGATCCCCAGGCTCATGGTTCTCAGATGTATCCGGAAAGTGAATTGGCTGCGCCAAGCCCAACACCTTCTAGAGCACAGCCGGGTGTTACTTACAGAGTTAGGACTCGTGGAGGGAATTATGATAGTGATTTCCCAAATGAGCTAGCCAACATTACTGGAGGCAGTGTGACTGGTACTACACATGATACGGGCAATCCGCTCCGTACAAGAGATGTTCGCCAAGAGATATTGGATCAATATAGATGATTGGACGACTTAGTGCAGCTGCCCGCGGTAGCAGAAATGTAGCTTCTGAAGGTGGGCCTAAACAAGCTTTGGCACGTATGCCTCGCTCTGAGAATAAGGGCATCGGCAAGCAGGCAAAGAGCAGTCCTGCAGGCTATAACGCTGGTAAAAGTGCTTACATTCAGAATAATAAAGGTGGCTATCAAGCTAGGGCACGACAAAGGCCCAATGCTCCAGGAGTTGGCGAAAGCTTTGCCCCTCGAGACGCGATGCCACGTGTGCGTATGAGTGATTATAGAAGACCGGATCACAGTCGAGTGATTCCTGGTTGAGTTACCCCAATGATATGTTACTATTGAGTATCAGTATTGTATGTGTAAAGTTATGGAGTCTTATTTATGCCTGATGTGATGCATGAAACGTTTGCTGCCTTTGGTGACGGCTTTGAATCGGCAAGTCAGTTTAATACTACACACGAACGTGTTCTGGATGCTCTCACCACCGACCGAGCAGACACACCTCCTGAAGCGGTAAACCCATGGGAATGTAGAATCGGTGGTAGTAAATTCTATGTTCCACCTATTAATATCAACGTCTCTTCTATGTTTAAGAGTGGATATCTAGGTGGAGCTGCAATCAGGCAGCAGAGTGCCCCGAAGTTTAATTCTGGTCACACTGAAACTGTTATCACAATGACCCTATACTTCGCTTCATATGAAGAGATTTGGGGCTTTGAAGACGATATCTTTCGCATCAAGTTTGATCCCGGCGATCGTGCAGTGGATCCAGATGTGTCATACAACGATCCCGCAAATCGTGCAGGTAGAGCTAATGTAGCTCCCGACGACGATCAAACCATTGATAACTTTATGGCATCATTGCGTGGACTTATCGCTCAATTTAAGTATGCACCATTCTTGCCAGTTCGTAATGACTATCTTAATAGATCTTTCGGAATCAGTGGTGTAGTTCTTAAAGATATGTCTATATCAACTATTCCTAATTATCCATTTTGTATGGCTGTTACATTAACAATGTACAAGTTTAACCATAAAGTTTATCTTCCGATGATTCAGCACTTTGATCAGGCGATTCATTGGGGGCGCTTCCGTCAGTACATGGGCAGNGCTGCCGGACGACTAGCACAAACTGCACGTCCAATTCAAGAGTTTAATCTTGCATCCAATTCTTTGAATAACTCACCTATAGACGTAGGAGAGTTACGTCCCACTATACGTAGTCCTGAAGAAGTGTTGAACGATGTGCATGTTGAAGATATTCCTGATGTGCAGACATATAGAAGGCACACAGCTTTCGAATCTAATCAGTTTGAATTCTTTTATCCTCTTTCTACTCCAGCGCGTGTGGATTTGCCTGACCTGTCTGACATGCGATATGACGACATCATCTGGAATCAGCAACGTAAAAGCTGGTGGGATCGCTTCTTAGGAACTTTGGGTTTTGATGTAAACACAGATCGTTCTCAGTATGCAGCTGCAAGATCTATGGCTGATGAGACGGGCACAGGATTCGTGGCAAATCAAAGCGAGTCCAAGAATCTACGTGATTATTTACGTACGACTAAGCTCACACATGATTTGATGAATCGTTCTGAATTAGAACGATATTATGAAAGACGGTTGGAAGAAGAGAATATAGACCCTAATAGCGCTGCTGCTGCTGAAGTACGGAATCAAGTGCAGGGTGTATGGTTCTATACCATGTATCGCTTCTTCCTGGAGAGTCCAAGTCTTTCTAGGTCTCTTGCCAATCAAGATAGAAGAGAAAGACAGCTAACCATTAATGAGTGGGAAGTACCAATGGTTAGACGTGGTCTTGATATGGACACTGTTAAGATTCAGGGTGTATCAGTCACACTCGGCAATGTCATTTCGAAACTCCAATTACAGATGCAGGACGAGCCAACTCATCAGCATATTGGCGGTGCAGATACTCAAGTAGATGTGCACATGATGATATCGGGACATAATGCTGAAACAGAGCTTGTCAAGTTGCGGACAATGTTTGATCATGTCAGCGGTTTAGCGCGCTTGGAGCATGGTCATGGTGTATTAGGTTTCTTGGGTGTCAAGAATGTGATAACTGAGCTTGTAGGTATTCGGTATGTTATCCCCATGGCTTTTGAAGTGGACACTGTCCCTAATAGTCCGCATACATATGAAGTTCGCATATCTTTGACTGACTTCGATATCTTCCAGCAGAAGCGTGAGACTCTCAGTGCTGAGCAGCAGGCAGAGCTTGCTGAGGCGTTTGGAAAGAGAAATCCATTCTTCCGTGTTAAACAGCTCTGGGGTATGTTTAATGCATATCCAGATTTTCCTCTATCAGTGAGAGATGATGAGGGAAAGATTGTAGGGCATCTTGATCCTGACTTCTACTTCAGGTCCTTTAAAGCGCTTGACGATGACGTGCATCTGTCTGAGTATGAACGTCGAATTTCTGAATTGAATGAGCAGGGTAGCGGTTCCCCAGCAGATGTAACGAGACGTGAAATTGAAAGAATCGATCAAGAAGAAAGAGCAGCCAGTCGGCGTAAGTTGGACCCATCTTTCAACTTCATGGAAGCGCCAGGCGTGCATTATTGCATGGGTAGGGGTGACGATGGTAGAGCTGCTTACTGTTCTATAGATGACCAGGGATTCAGCCTACATTCAGGCAATAGAGCTGATATCGTTGATGCTCGCCTGGATGAGCCACATGCTGGGAACATGTTAGGCCAAGCGACAGAAGATAGTTTCAGTGCGCCAAGTGATTACATGCAGCCATATCTCGATAACAGTGGTGATCCTTGGTACCAGTTTGAGGCGATGTCTCAAGACATGCTTTATAGAGATAAGGATGGCCGTATGATTCGGGCTTATCCTTCATACATGCTCTGGCTTATAGATGAAAACACTGTTGCAGGCATGAAGATGTTCGATAACTTCTATGGGCTTCAGTCGGTAATCGAGATGTCGATAGTGCAGTCACAGGACTTTTTGGGAGACACTCTTGTTCTGCGTATATCTAATCTTTACTCAAAATTGTCCACCAAAATGCATGACTATCTGGAGGAGAACGATCCGGGTTCTCGTATAATCAATCAAATGACGCGAGGGCTCACTCGAGGAGCAGCTAACGCTGGATGGATTGTAGATCTCGATACCATTCAGTTACAGCCTGGTGTACGCCTTCACTTGCGTATGGGATACGGAGCAAATCCAAACCTACTTGACACGGTATTCAATGGTGTCGTTACCGAAGTTCATGCTGGAGAGATTATCACCTTGGTGGCTCAGTCTGACGAAATTGAGCTTGGGGCCATGGTTAATACAACGAACGAAGAGGGGCATTCTGGAAAGATAGATGGAGGAATGGTCGGTTGGTACATGTCAGAACCACGAGACTTGATGATTACTCTATTAACACAGGGCAGCACCACCGTTAGACAAACAATAGCGCACGCCTCACAGGGTAGGGTCTTCTCTGAGAATAGATACGGTATTAGGCATTTTGGGTCAATGCTTTATGAGCCCCTTGATGCAGAAGAAAGAGATAAAGTAACACGTAAAAAAGATCATCTTTCTGGTGTTGTTGCAAAAGTAAGTGACCCAGAAGAGCAAGACTTCACTGGTGAAGTTGTTGGCCTTGAGAATAAAGCAATGCTGGATGTGATGAACTCAGCCTGGGTGAACTTGGCAGCAAAGCGCGACTATGAAGTATTCAAGCGTAATATTTACCCGGGCAATGGTACTGGTGTTGCTCAGTTCCTGGGTGGTGACATTGGAGAATATGGTCTGGCTATGGCCATGAATGCCACTCCTATTGCTGGGCAGGATGGAAGTTTGGAATTCACTGCACCNGGCGGAGGCCAAGCTGCTTTGGAGTCGGCCGTGCAGGAACAACAACTTCCTGACCCAAGAGAGGAGCACACCTACTCAAGGGCTCATGCTTTGAGTGCTACACAAGCAGGCTTTATAGATCCGCGCGGCAATTCAGGACGTGAGCGTTTTGTTGGTTCTACCTCTGGTAGTGGTGGAGGCAGGGTCCATAACATGGCACGTCAGCTTGGAATCATGAGTCGTATCAGCGAAGATGAAGAAGGCGAGTTTGATGAAGTGACTTTCCGAGCTCAGACTTATCTGAAGTCTGTATGGGACCTTTTCCAGGTATGTGCGTCACTACTACCCGACTACATTGTCGCTGTCAGGCCGTTTGAAGATCGTTCCACTATCTTCTACGGAAAGCCACACTGGCTCTACACTTCTGGTCTTATACCTGTAACAACTGGCATAGGCCAAAACGAAGGCGCACAACTATCTCCTCCAGATGAGGATTTCGCTCAAATATATGACAAGATTGAGAGGAAACTAGAAGAACAAGCAAACCTGGATTCATTCGAAGATTTCTTCAATGATATCGAAAACTACAATCCAAGTGCAGCTGCTTCTAGCGCCGATCCATCTGGCTCTACAGATGGTATTGAATTTACGGGCGATGCTGGCGGCGCCAACCTTGCCGCTCGTGCTGCGATGTCTGCCGGTTTCACCGGCGAGGATTTAGTAATCATGGTTGCTATTGCCGGTGCTGAAAGCACTTGGAGACCGACTGCTGAGGGGCCGCAAACAAGTAGTGGTAGAGCTCAAGGCCTTTGGCAGATTATGTGGCCACTTCACCGTGGCCTTGTCCCCGGAGTAACTTCAAAATCAGCACTTCATGATCCCAATATAAATGCTAGAGCTGCCAAGGCCTTGTATGACCGTCAAAAGTCAAGAAATCAAAGTATGCGTTTTAGTGACTGGTCAGTGCATCCAAGCTCGTCTAATAGGGGCTTTGCTGATTCAAGTGGTAAATTCCGGGGATTTATGGATGCAGCTCGAAAAGCTGTTGAGCAGGAAGCTGGCAATAGACTTGGTCCCGACTCTGGTTCGTTGTCGGGCGACACAGGAGCATCGGGTTCACCGGCGGCTGAGCGGGGGACCACAGGTGCTAGCGTATTGATGAGTTCATCAGAACGGGCGGCGGGTCGACGCCGTGGTATAGATCCAGACAATCCGGCAGACGGCCCTGATGCAGATATCGCTTCTCGAGTTTATTCTCACCTTCGTGATGAAGATGATGCAGAAGAGATTTGGACAGAGGTGAGGGAGTACTTCATCAACGATAGAGACACCGAACGTGCTTTCCTGCGGGCTAAGCAAATGACAGACCTGACAGATCAGCAGCGTCGCGAGATTAAAGATTCTGTATATGAACAAATTGTAGAAGGCTTCTTAGATTTCATGCATGCAAATCCCTATGCACGAGGATGGGTGGTTAAGACTACCAATAAGCGTGCTGGTGGATTCCTTGTTAGAAGTGTAGACTGGATTAGAGGCCAGATGATTGATTTGGGCAACTGGTTTATGGGACGTGACAGCGATGCTGCTGAGCAGGCTACACGCAAATGGGAATTCACACCTTTGTACAAAGTGTTTGCACAGTATGTCTCTTATGGAGATGCAGCGGCTATAGAATATATGAAGAACAATCACGGTGATGGTCGTGATCACTCAAATATCATTCTTAATACTTTTGAGCGCGCAGCTCAAGGCTTGTTGAAGGGCTGGGAAAATATCAAGCAGGGATGGAAGAGAGCCACCGCTGCTCTAGGTAATGTAATCACAGGACTAACTTCCTTCATGCGTTTGCAGTTGATGCAGTTGACTGGTGGTATGTCTATGGCATCGAATATGCAGCGGCAAACCAATGCTTTGAACCGTACGTTCAATGACTCAATATACTATTCCGCTGGTAGAAATGCTGAAGGTCGTGTTGTTAATCCTCTTCTTTATTATGCGGACAACCCATTCACCAGAGAATACGCAGAGCCAGTTGTAGAAGTTCGGGAACCATTCCAACGTTTGCATACTTTGGGTTCTTTCCAAAATATCATTAACAATTCTATTGTGGAAACGGTCGATAGAGTTGCTACAGTTGTGACAGCAACTTCTAACGGTGAGCATCCGGTCACAGTTCATTTCGATAAGAATGCGCCTTCTGAAAAACAGGTAGAAAAAGTAGTCGATACTGGCCTGTTCTACGACCACCCCAAGGGATGGTTGGGACTTAAGAAGTTAGCAAAGCCCGTAGAGTTTTCTCGTTATGTTAGTCAGACACTGGGTGGTAACAGCATAGAAACCACCGCGAAGCGTGTTGCATTGGCTAATCTTAAGAAGAGTCTGGAGGGCATCTATCAAGGAGAGCTCACAGTCTTGGGAGATGCTCGCATTCGTCCTTATGACCTTGTTTATATGGGCGACGTGTATGAGCGCATGTATGGATTCTTTGAAGCAAGACAGGTTGTTCATCATTTCACTCCGGAAAGCGGATTCATCACCAGCGTCACCCCAAACGCGTGTGTCTCAATTAATGACCCGGCACGCTTTATGATGATTGCCCGCAAGAAGGGGCATAATGATATAGGTGCTGTTCGAGAACACATGAGGCAGCAGCTCAGTGTCTATGCAGATGATAGTGGTGTTGAATCTCTTGGTAGTGAAATGCCAACGATGTCTGAAATGTCACTTGATGACATTGTTGACCAAGCAGAGATACAACTACAGAACAGTCTTCAGTACACTGGAGGCAACACTAGTGTAATCAAATCTATCTCATCTATGGCTGGTGTTGGCGGTGTCGTAGGGTCTGTAGCTGGTAATTCTCCAGCACTGACAGCCGGAGCAGCTGTTGGGGGCGCACTGGGCTGGCGTGCATGGAAGTGGGTTCGTGAGAATCTACTTGATCAGCAGGGTGCATGGATCCAATACCTCACACACAACGGAAGACCCATGGATGCGGGCTTGTCTGATAATGCCAGCGTGGCAGTAGGGCATCAGCATACTCGTAGCATGGTCATCAAAGGTTTAAAGATTGCAGAGATACCGACGCTTGGTAGAGATGGCAATCCAACAATAAGAACACAAGATATTCTGCCTTCTTTGAAGTGGGATGAGACAGGTCCAAGCGAACATGCTCGGGCAGTGAGCCTCTTTGTCGACAGAACTAATGCTGAAGTGAGACGAATAGCAGGACGAGAAACTTTGCCTGGTGGTTTTGATGCGGAAGTATATTGGGTTCGTATTAATCGTGTGATTGATGGTGACACCTTCTATATCAATGTTCAAGGCCAGCAACGTTATGGAGAATTCGCTCCCACGGGCGCTGTTCTAGGTGATGGCAGATTGCGTCCAGCTGGTGTCGATGCTCCGGAAGATGAATATAAACACAGAAGTCAATCCGAACGTGAAACTTTGTTTATGAATGACCCGGGTGTTCAGGCCACTGAATTCGCGCGTAGCCTGCTTATGCCCGGAGGTCAGGGAATAGAAGTTGCCATTCGTATCAACAAAGCTAATGCTCGAGACCAATGGGGTCGTACTTTGGCTTATGTGTTCCATCGTGCACCGGAAGGCCTTACAGGCAATGATAGGCGGGACTTTATCTTGAGCGCAGCGAGTCGGGTCCCACCAATTGCATTTGATGAATACATGCCAGATGGTCAACCATATACATTTGACTGGGAAATGATTGCAGCTGGACATGGGAAGGTCTTCACCAACGACATGAAGCGTGATCAACCAGGACGAGGAATCGCAGGGAGCAGGTAATGGAAAACAAGAACCTTACCAATCAGATACAAGAAGGCATTTCACAGGCCCGTATCAATCAGGCGACCCCTGGGTATGGGCTAGTTATGTACTACGACGCGCATGACAATACTGCTACAGTTTTGATGGCTCAACCAGGCTCAGACAGGCCGGGTGAGTTTTACACCGGAGTTCCATGTCCATCTTATTTGGGTATTCAGTCTGTTGCTCCTGAACAGGGCAGACCGTGTTGGGTTGAATTTAGAGACGGCATGCAAAGTTCTCCAATCATCACGCACTTTTTCCATCGCCCAACAGACGAAGAAGAGAACCTAGAATATGCATCACAGTTTATAGCTGAGAACCATATTCCACGCTTTATGCTGGAGATGTAATGAACAATCAGACCTTCGAAAGCCCTCTATCAAACATTGCAAATCAGGACGTTTTTGGGCAGCGAGAGGTTGGTCTCACACATCCAGATGTGCAGGGTTTTATACGCATCCGTGATGACGGAGATATAGAGATTATTGCAGATGCTGGTGTTGCCATCATAATGCATAGAAGAAATGAGACAATGACCATTGTGGCGGATAGAGTGAACTTCATGACTCGTAATCATGACGGACTTCGCTGGAATCATGTTTTGTTCAATAGAAGTGCAACCAAATATAATCAACCAACCTTCATTGCTATGAGCGATACCACACAAGGGGCTTATGACATGTTTGAAGGGATAGATATCTTTCTCAAGGACATTGATGGCTCTCGGAAGGTTGCTTGGGTTACCGACGAGATGGGCAATAAGATGCCTCTTGACGATTATATTGCACTCAATTCACCTCCACCAGAAGAGGCAGAAATACCCGAGTATGTTAATACTGAGTATTGGCCTGGACGCTTTAGCGAGTGATGATATGTCCAACTTTCAGATAAGCCCGAGAGACCAGCTTCATAATCCCGGCAAGATATATGAAGAGATGATGAAGTTTGCTCCTGACGGACTCAAAACAAGTAGATCACAACGAGATATAAATCCATTTGGATTTACTCTATTTAATCTTAGCGAAATACTTATGCGTATCCCCGCATTTGATTCTCCAGCAAATGCTATGGAAAGATTTGAAAATCTGGTATCAGGAACCATGGGGTCTTTTTGGGACCCTGAAAACATACCCGGTATCGCTAATCTTGTGCCGGGTGACTTGCTGGATGCTCTTAACGCAGCAAATCCAGATGGCATGGGAGAGGAACCAGAACGCAGTGGAGGCGGAGGCGGAGGCGGTTCGGATGATGGTGGTGATGCCTTTAGTGGCACTTGGGATATCGCTACAAGGGATGGTATTACACCGTCCACAAAGCCCACTGGTGTCAACAGCAGAACTAAGCCTGTAGCTGTTTTCGGAGCACAGATAACGAGACGGGTACTAGGGCACAATGGAACTATCTTGGGACAGCAAAATCGAGCAGATAAACGTAGTGACCATAATACAGGTCACGCTTTGGACATCATGGTTTCATCTGGTAGGGCCACAGGGAAGCAAAAGCGTATGGGAGATTTAATTGCAGCGTTCTTTCATCATAATAGAAGAGCTTTAAATGTTTCTTATATCATCTGGTATGAACGCATTGCTTCGTCAAGAGATAACTGGAAATGGCGTTACTATGAGCGAGGACGTGGTCAGAGCGTTACCTGGAAGCATCAGGACCATCCTCATATCAGTTTCACAGTAGGAAGCCCAGCACCACGCAATCCAAAGCTTACTTGGCCTGATGGAGTGCCAGTACCATAAAGGATATCAATGAATAATCAGACTTTTGAGACACCACTTCAGACACTAGATCAGCAAGATAAATTCGGCCACAGAGAGGTGGGCATTACCCACCCAGACGTGCCAGGGTTTGTTCGTATCCGTGATAATGAAGATATTGAGATTGTCGCTAGTGAAGGTTTGGCTATTTTGATGCATCCTCGAAATGGAACAATAACTTTTGTTGCAGACCATATTAATCTGATGACCCGCAATGAAGATGGGCTTAGGTGGAATCACGTCCTGTTTAACAGTAGGGCCACCTCATTCAATGAACCCACCTTCATAACCAGAAATGAAACCGTTCAAGAGGCATACGAAACGTTTGAGGGAACAGACCTATTCTTGAGTGACATTCAAAATGTCAGAAGCTCTGGCTGGATTCGGGATAAGGATGGCAACACCATGACCCTTGATGAGTACGCGGAGCTGAAGAGACGAGAGGGGCATAGTGAGTAATTTTAATATTTCTCCACGAGAACAACTTCATAACCCTGGCAAAGTTTTCGAGGAGATGACTAAATACGCTCCTGATGGTTTGAGAACAAGCAGGTCAGAGCGGCATGTTAATCCTTTTAATCTTACTATGTTCAATTTGAGCGAAATCTTAATGAGGGTTCCGGTCTATGACGACCCTGCCAAGGTGATAGAACGCTTTGAAAATCTTGTTTCAGGAACCATGGGGTCGTTCTGGGACCCCGACAACATTCCTGGTGTAGCACATTTGCTACCTGGTGACCTGTTGGACGGACTCAATGCGGCAAACCCTGACGGCATGGGAGAGGAACCCGATAGTGGCAGTGCTGGTACAGGCGGTGGCGGCGGGTCTTCTCCTGTTGGAGGCCCTGCTGGCAAAGTTATTTCTATAGCACGAGGGTATCTTGGAACCCATGAAAATCCCCGTGGAAGTAACAGAACAATCTTCCATACAAAAGTTGGGCATCGTCAGGGCGCTTTGTGGTGTGGAATCTTCCTCATGGCTGTTTTCAAAGAGGCAGGCATGAATGAGCCAGCTCTATCTGCTGCTACGTGGGTTTCCAGACAAAGGTTCATGGCCGATAACCGCTGGGGGCGAAACCCCAAGGTAGGAGCTATTGCTCACTTCTCTTTTGGTCGTACTAACAACCCGACAGACCATGTGGCTTTGGTCGAGAGATACGATGACAGCCACATATATACAATAGATGGCAACACAAGTAGACCTGGTGGCGGTAGCCAAAGTAATGGTGGACATGTTTGGGAGAAGAAGCGTGCGCGTAATGGCCAGGTTGTTGGATATGGATATCCAAACTATGATTAGGAGTTATAATGGATTTATACTTCACTGAAGAGGGAGATCTAACTTTGTCTCCTAGTGGTGATTTGGCAACTTCGAATACACCATGGAGAGATGATGTACAACAGGCCTACATACGTGTGATGACAGACGAAGGTGACTATCTGCTTTATCCTGAACTCGGTGCTTCACTCTCTCTTCTGTATGGGCTGCCACAATCAGCTGACACAGGAGCTTACGGAGAAGAGCTTGTCTCAGCAGCACTAAATCGTGAAGGTCGTTTTGCTGGTAAGCCATTTGTAGTCAAGGCTGTACCTGTTGGTCCACAAGCAATACGGTTTGATGTGGATATCACATCAGGTAGTCGAGACGCTATCAGGCTTTCTGTAGAACAGAATCTTGGATTAGGAGAATAAGATGGCAGTATTTGAAACAAAACATAAAGAAGAGATTCTTCGGCATGCACTACAAAAGCTGCAGCAGAAGACTCCTATTACATCAATTGGTCCAGGGTCGGTTGCTAGAAGTCTTGCAGAGACTGTTGTAAATGAGCTGGGTGATTTCTATGCAATCATGGACTACAATACATCCATGGGGTTGATATCTTCAGCCCAAGGTAGAGCTCTTGATCTGATTGGCGAGCTCTACTCAGTAGAAAGAAAGCGGCTTGGTCAAGTTGCAACACTAGAACAGCAGGTCGGCGCTTTCTACTTCTATATAGACGAGCCTCACAACGAAGACATTGTCATTCCTCTGGGTACACGAGTTTCTACTGACAATGAGAACTTTATAGGTCAAGAATATGCTTACCGTACAGCCAATGAAGTACGCATCAGAGCAGGAAGACTGCGAGTATTCGTTGACATCGCACCGGAGTTTTCAGACTCGGTGTTCACAGCAGGCGCACATACTATTACACGTCACAATCTGAGTCAGCCTGATGGACAGCCGCCCGTTAAGTGCACTAACCCTAAAACTGTTGCGCCTCAGTCTGGGTTTGAGTCTGATGACAACTATCGTACTCGCATCATTAAAGCGGTGCGTACTACAGCTGGAGGCACAACAGAGGCGTTACGCTTTGCAGCATTGGCATTGTCAGGCGTCAGAGAGGTAAAGATTCGCAATACAGCTTATGGCTTGGGCTCAGTAGAGGCCTTGGTTGTGCCAGAGGAACGGATTATCGCCACTCGTGTACTGGGAGAAGCAGTTAAAACGCTCAATGCAGTGAAGCCAGCGGGTGTAAAGCTTTATGTCCGTGAGCCTGACTATACACCAACGGATGTTTATGCTAACATTATTCTACGTTCAGAGACAAACGCCGACAGGTCAGGTATTGCAAGACGAGCAGAAATCGGAATCTTGCGCTACCTGAATAGACTTCTACCAGGAAAGCAATTTGTGTATAATCAGATGATTCAATCCATCCTTGAGTCCTCAGATGTCATTCGTGATGTCACTATAGAGACTCTTCGCGTTGATGGTTCTGAGATATTGCGGCGCAATTATCAGCCCGCAGAAGCTCAACAAATGATTCCTGGAGATATCAATGTAAGCGTTGCCTCTGCATCCGCCACCTGATAGGAGAATGCATGCGGACATGTGCTGCACCCGAATGTGATAACACTTTTTCACCATCTGTTCATAATCAAGTTTATTGTGATCAGCAGTGCAAGCGCGACGCAGAGAACCTGCGTCGGAGACGAGATTTAGCTAAAGATGTTGCAGCTGCTCTAGCTCCTTCGTATGGGATAGAGACCGACGATGATGAGATTGAGGAACAGCTTGATTTCTTGCGCAAGGAGAATAGACGGCTTCATAATCTTTACTTGAAACACAAGAACAATTCTGCGGAACAGGTAAAAGCGGTTTATAATGCTGCTTATGATGCCATTTCTAAGATTGAGATCAAACCTGTTTCTGCGCCCAAATCAAAGTCCTCTTCTGGAGAGGA